AAAAAATTGAAATTGATAAAAAAAAAAAAAAAAAAGATATTAAAATTGATGAAATCGCAAATATTAATAAAAATAAATCTTATCGCAATAAAAAAAATATGACAGATACTGAAAATGACACTAGTATTAAAATTGATGAAATTGCAAATATTATTGAAAACGAATCTTATCACAATAAACAAAATATGACAGATACTGAAACTGAAACTAGTATTAGAATAAGTGCAATTGCAGGTGGTTTAGCAGAATTAGATTCATTATCTGATATATATAAACAATAAAAAAACTTAATATAATATAAATGACAGAATTAGAAAAATTGCAACAACAAAATGAAATTCTTAAAAATAATTTAAAAATTATTTTTGATTTATATAGTAATATTATTTCAAATTGTGTAAAAAAGCATTAAATATAATTATAATGTTGAATACATACATTTGTTATAATTGATAATTCAGTTTCGTTTATATTTTTGATAAAATTAAAAATATTAGTAGTCTCAAGAGAGCATGAGCATAACCATTTTAAATATATTTTTGTTGATTCATAAATATCCATTGAATCAATACATATAATTTTATTTTTATTTAGATATTTCACACATGAAATTAATTTTATTTTATTAAGTTTTTTATTATTGAATTCATATTTCAAATTTTCATAATCATATAACAATAAATTATCATGATTATTAACAAAATCAGAGAAATCACTAATTTTAAGCCATTCATAATTAAAATCATATGCATTTTTGTCACTCATAAATTCAATTGTATTATATAATCTTGATATTGTTTCAATCATATTAATAATGTCATAATTATTATAATAATTGACTTGTGATTTAATATCTTGTTCTGTTATATTTTCATAAAAATACTTTTCTAAATTATTTGCAATTATATTTTTTATATGAATTAATAATGCTAATTTTTTTTTATTAATTTTTCTTGATAATTTAATTTGTTCTAAATTACTTTGAACTTTATTTATTAATTTATTTGCTTGTGTATAATCAATATTTTCTAATTCATTATTTTCAAAATCTTTTTCACAATCAAATTGTATAATAATATTATTAACTTTTTCTAATTTATTTTTTAATTTTTTTTTAATAATTAATTCATTTGATAAAATCTCTCTCAATTCTATAATTTTATTATCAACCCATTCAGTAAATGTCATTTATTTATAACGTTTTTATACAAATATATATTATTTTCAATTTTTATCTTATCTATTAATAATTTCATCTATTTCTTCTTCTTGTTTAATTTTAATTAAATCTAATAAACTCATTCCTCCTTTTTTAATAATATTATTATCTTTTTTATAATGATTATTAATATTTTCTTCACAAATATCATTATATTTTTTATTTAATATATTATAATAATCATGTAATTTATCATTTGTTATATTTTCATTATTATATAAATAATCTAAAATTTCAGTATCAATATAACTTTTTAATAAATTAATTTTTGCGGAACTACCATTTAATTGTTTATTTTGTATTAATGTTAAAATCATATAACATTGTTCTTCTAATTTTTCATTTATTGATTTTTCTTTTAAGTTATTAGTATTATTTGTATTTTTATTATTTTCAATAAGTTCATTACAAACTAAATTTACATGATTTATTTTACTTTCATAATCCAATTTTGTTGGTTTTTCTACTGAATAGTACCATAACATTACATCATCTATATATTGTATAACTTCATTTAAATATTTTTCTTCATAATTTTGTTTTGTTTCATATAATACACCACTAATATTTTCACATAATTCTTTTAATTCATTTCTTATTTCTTTTATTTCTTTTATTTCTTGATTATCTTGATTATCATTATCTTGATTATCATTTATTTTTTCAAATTGTTCTTTCATTGCTTCCTCATCTTCGTCGTCGTCTTTGCCATATATAGTTGTCGCATTTGTATTTTCAGAATTATCTTTAACAATTAATTTATTAGTATGTAAAATTAATACACCATATTTATTTTTAATTTTGTTTATAATTTCAATATATTCATCATTATCTCTATCAATATATTTTTTTTCTTTCAGCCATGTAAATATTAATTCAATATCATCTTTAATATTTTTAATATTTTGTTCTGATAATTTACTTTGAATTAGATTACATAAAATATTATTACACATAGTATTAATTTCATAATAATTATATTTTTTAAGTCTTTGTATTTCATCTAATGCTTCATTTTCTATTGCGTTATTAATTAATTCTTGTAATTGTGCTTGACTTAATCCATTCTTATTTGTATTAACAATAATACTTTTTGATGATCCGCCCTCTTTTTCTGTTGCTTTTACAATAACCATACCATTTATATTTATTTCAAAAGTTATTTCTATTTCTGGCACACCTTTTAATTGTTGTGGTATTTTATCTAATTCAAATTCTCCAATTTTAAAATTAAATTCTGTTAATGACCTTTCACCCTCAAAAATTTTAATTAATACACGTTCAATATTATCGCTATCTGTTGTATATAATTTTGTTTTTTCACATGGTATCATTGTATTTCTTTTAATAAGAATATCCATTGCTCCTCCGACAACTTCTAAACCTAGCGACAATGGCGAAACATCAAGTAAAGTTAAAGAATTAGAAAATACATCATCTTTATTGCTTATAATATAACCTTGAATAGCTGCACCGACTGCTACCGCAATATCCGGATCAATATTACAATTTATTTTTGTTTTATTATTGTTAAATTTATTTTTTATTATTTCTCTAATAAATGGGATTCTTGTCATTCCTCCTATTAATATTACTTCATCAATATCACTCTCTATTTTATTACATTCATTTAATAAATCATCTATTGGGGATAAACATAATAAAAATAAATCACGACATATATTTTCAAAATCTTTTCTTGTTAATTTTATATATAAATTATTATTTTCATAAAAATTCTCTAAATTTATTTCTGTCACTAAATCAATGCTTAATATTTTTTTAGCATTTTCGCACATTGTTCTTAATTTTTGTAAATTTATTTTACTTATATCTTTTACTTCTAATTTTGATTCATAATATTTTCGTGAAAATTTAGCTATACATAAATTAATTAATTTATTATCAAAATCAACTCCTCCAAAATGTGTTATTCCAGATGAGCCTTGCACTTCAAAGCATCCATTAAAAACATCAATTAAGCTACAATCTAATGTGCCTCCTCCAAAATCATAAACAAGTATCATTTTTTGTGTCTCTAATGATTTTTCAATCATACCAAATGCGATTGCTCCGGCGGTTGGTTCATTTAATATTCTTATACAATTTAAACCCGCAATTTTGCATGCATCTTGTGTTGATTGTCTTTGACTTTCATTAAAATGTGCAGGAACAGTAATAACAACATCTGTTATTGGTCTATTTAAATAATTACATGCGTTTTGTTTTATTTTTATTAATATTTCTGCACTAATTTCTTCTGGTGTTATTAATTTATTATTATGTGTTTTAAAACTAATACATTCTCGTTCATTCATAACAATATCGTAGCTCAATAATTCATAACATTTTTTAATAAATTTATCATTATATTTTCTTCCAATAAGTCGCTTTGTTTCATAAAATACATTCGCAATATTTATTTCTTTCTGTTTTTTTGCTTCTAATCCAACATATTTATTTATACATGAATATGATACAATACTTGGTACCGTATTATTTCCAAATTCATCCGGGATTATTTCATAAGCATTATTTCTCCATATACATGCACAAGTATTTGTTGTTCCTAAGTCAATTCCAATAATTATATTTTCTTGGTTTTTTTCTTGTTTATTCTTTGTTTTCATATATTTTAATTCATCATTGTCATCATTGTCATTGTCATTATTAAACATGTAAATTAATTATAAACTATAATTAATTATATTATTAATAAACTCATTTTTTGTGATATAAATTTAATATTATTTATTATTAGTTATTATAAGTTATTAATATTATGAATATTATAAGTGACGAAGAAAATAAAAATGACGGATTTGTATTAATTCCAACAAAAACAACCGGCAATTTTTCTATACTTAAGCCGGGTTCTACATTTGTAAATCCAAAAAAAATCTATTATAAAGTTTATGGATGTTATGTTCCTTTTGGTATCGAAGAATATAATAAAAATTTTTTAATTAATATTGTAATTACTGAAGATAAAAATTTTAATTATAATTTATTAGTCTCTTTAAAAAATATGTGTAATGCTCTTATTGATTTAAAAAATACTAAATCAGGTAAAGAAAAATATTTAATCAGTGATAAAAATTATTTCAGTTTTATGAATCTTATTCAAAATAATAATAATAATAATAATAAAGATGATATAAAAGATATAATAGATAATAATGAAGATATAAAAGATACAAAAGATATAAAAGATATAAAAGATATAAAAGAAGATATAAAAGACATAAAAGAAGATACAAAAGATACAAAAGATACAAAAGATATAAAAGATATAAAAGAAGATACAAAAGATATAAAAGATAAAATTAATAAAGAAGATATAAAAAAAGACAACAATAAATATAAATTAAGATTATATTTAAAAAAAGGATGTAAGATTTTAAATAAACAAAATGAAATACAACAAAATCATTCTAGTGTTAAGCGTAAAAGATGTAATATGATTTTAGAAGTGGGGTCTTTATGGGTTAATGAAAAAACAAAAAAATATGGAGTTAATATTTATGTAAATGAAATTATTATTTGTTAATAAAATAATATATAATAAATTTATTTGGAGTATTTATACTTTTTAATTAAAAATATTTAAAAATATTTTTAATTATTATTTTACAATGATAAATAAAGAATAATAAAAATTAATGATGTGAATATTATTATATAGTTATAAGGCTGCTAAATTATTTGTATCACGATTTTTGTAAATTAGTAAAATTTATAATAAATTATATCTAATTAGAATTCATAAAATTACAAAAAAAAAATTTCATAATTAGTAAAATCACATCTAATGAAAATTTATAAAATCACAAAAATAAAATTTCATAATTAGTAAAATTACATTTAATGAAAATTTATAAAAATATAATTTCATAATTAGTAAAATAATAATAAATCATATTCAATGAAAATTTATAATATCAGTAAATAATTATTCTTATAGAATTCATGGCGTTATTCAATGGTTGTATTACTATTTTTTATCATCAAATATTTTTATAATAAG